GAAGACGGAACAAAGGTCACTATTGAAATGTCTGAAAGTGATTGCTGTGCCTCAGCAGGTGGGGAGTTCCGAGATGTATCACTTGACGCTGTGATTACTGATGTCGAAATTGGAGAACAGGAAGAAATCCCCGACCATTGGGGAACTGGTTATAAAAATAAAGTAACCATCTTCCACAATCAAAATCCTGTAGCTATTGCCGACTGCGAAGCAGAGCATAACGGTTATTATTACAGCGTAGGTTCTTTAGTGATTGGTGATATTCATTTCCCAGTTGTTGATGCTTAGGAGGATAAAAAATGAGACCAAAAAGATACCCCTATTCAGGAAGAAAGGGCCAAGTAAAGTCAGCTAAAGCAGACTTGCCTGATCTTGTAGTCTTTCCTAACGTATCCTTTAGAAAAGAATTACTCAAACACGTTTTCTCAGTTGTCAAACAACATGACAACGCTACAATCATTTATTTTAGAGTCCCAAAAGTATTCGGGCTTGGATACGACGAGGAAAGAGCAAAGGTCGCTCTGAAATATGAGGAGGCTCTCAAGATACTCAATAGCTACTAAAATAAAAAAAGCCAAGACACTCTCTGCCTCAGCTAAATTCTCAATAAGATTATTATATCACAAAAAGGAGATAGAGAGTGAACAAGGCTAAAGAGCTGTTGAAAGAATTACAGGACCTTGACATGGACATTCAAAGTCGTATAGATGAAATCAAAGAACTTGAGGCTGGTTTGCTCTCAAGTCCTAAGTGGACTGATGTCAAAGTCCAAGGTGGTCAAACTAGAAAAGTTGATGACGTCTATACTCAGCTTGTAGTGATGAAACAGGCTATAGAACAGGATACTAAAGAGGTTATCAACAGAAAGCTTGAGCTTGGCAGGATGATCAATAGGCTTAAAAATCCAAAAAGCAGGTCAGTCCTTAGAATGACTTACATTACTAAGACCTACATTGAGGATATTTGCGACAATTTGAGAATTAGTAAGGCAACCTATTACAGATTACGCAAACAGGCTGAGTCTGAACTAGAGGAGACTATCATAGACAAAGTGAGCTAAAGTGAGTGCGCATGAAGTCTAAAATCTGTTAGAATGGTAGTATCAAGAATTAAAGCAAAGGCACCTTAGGCAACGACCTAGAAAAGCTTCTGAAAAACTGCTGGCTTGGGTTACCAGTGGCGATAGAGTAGGATGTTTTAATATCGCAAAAAAGACTACACAAAATAAAAAAAGAAAAAAGTAATTTCTAATTAACACCGCAAGTCCGTAGTCTGCTTGCACTAAGTCACTCTTTGAGTGGCTTTTTTATTTTCACCAATTAAACAAAGCAGGGAGGAGGGCATGGCTAATAGTGAACTAGCAAGAAAAGACTATGAGTCAGGTATGAAGTACAAAGACATTGCAGCTAAGCATAATGTCTCAATCAATACTGTCAAATCTTGGCAACGTAGACACGGATGGAGTCGTGGTAAAAAGGGTGCACCCAAAAAGTCAAGAGGTGCACCTATTGGGAACAAGAATGCAGTAGGCCATGGAGCTCCTAAAGGAAACTCAAACGCCGTGACTCACGGCTTAAGAAGACGGTTCCTCCCTGAGGGTATCTCTGAGCTTGTGGATGAAGTAAGGGCCATGTCTCCTATTGACATCCTCTGGGAAAATATCACGCTGACCTATGCCAATCTACTACATGCTCAGCGTATTTTGTATGTGCAGGATGTTGAGGATGCTACAAGCCTTGTCACAAGCACGGCTAAAGGTGGTGTAGGTTATGAACATCATACGGCATGGGATAAGCAAGGTAAGGCCTTAGCTGCAATGGCAAGGGCTCAGTCAGAGCTTAAGAGCATGATTAAGACCTACGACGAGCTCACACGCTCCCCTCTTGTTACGGAGGAGCAACGCTTGAGGATTGATAACCTCAAGGCTCAACTAGGCTCTGGTGATGAAGATGACACAGTGATTACTGGATTTACATTTGATAGGAGTGAGTATAATGGCAATACTGAACCTAGCGAAACTGATTAACCCAGTATTTGATGAAGTCCTCTACACACTCAAAAGCCATATAGTGCTCAAGGGTGGCCGTGCCTCTACTAAGTCCTCTGTGGTATCCATCGACCTTGTAAATGACTTTATCAATGACCCTATGGGAAATGTGGTAGTCCTGCGCAAGGTAGGTAAGTACTTGAGGATGTCAGTGTATGAGCAGATAAGATGGGCCATTTATGAGATGGGGATAGCTAATCAGTTCAAGTTTGGGAAATCTCCCCTACAAATCACCCACAAGAAGACAGGTACAGCATTTTATTTTTACGGTGTAGACGATCCAATGAAACTCAAGTCCCAGAAGATAGCCAAAGGCTATGTAATGGCCGTATGGTTTGAGGAATTGGCTGAGTTCGCAGGTCGGGAAGACATTGATATAGTTGAGGATACTTTCATCCGTCAAGAGCTACCGAATGGCAAAGAGGTCAAAGTCTATTTCACATACAACCCTCCACGTAATCCCTATGACTGGATAAATGAGTGGGTTGCTGAGAAAGCTAGTGACCCTACTTACATGATACATCACAGCACCTACCTTGATGACAAGTTAGGTTTTTTGTCTAAGCAGATGAAAGACAAGATAGAACGCTACAGGGAGACGGACCCTGACTACTATCGCTGGATGTATTTGGGCGAGGTAATCGGTTTAGGTAATCATGTTTATAATATGAGCTATTTTAAGCCACTAGATAGCCTCCCAGACAACGACAAAGTGATAGGTATATCATTCGCCCTGGATACAGGACACCAGCAATCAGCGACAGCCTGTGGGGCTTATGGACTAACTGCCAAGGGTAATGTTATCTTGCTTGATACTTTCTACTATTCACCAGCTGGCAAGACCATCAAAAAGGCACCTAGTGAGCTCTCTGTGATGATCCATGACTTTATAGACAAGGTTATGAAACAGTACAGAGTGCCAAAACTCAAGATGACTATTGATAGTGCGGAGGGAGCTTTGCGTAACCAGTATTTCAAAGACTATGGCGAACGCTGGCACCCAGTCGCTAAAAAGAAAAATCAGACTATGATAGATATGGTTATCAGTCTACTAGCTGAGGGGCGTTTCTACTACCTTGACATCCCTAATAACAGGGTCTTTGTAGAGGAACATAAAATGTACCGATATGATGATAAGTCACTCAATACTGATGATCCAAAAGTTATCAAGGAAGACGATCACACGGTAGATGAGTTCAAGTATTTTGTCCTAGATAACGCTAGAGAGTTAAGACTAAAAGCCTAAAGGAGCTAATGATGGGAATAGTACAGACTATCAAGAATTTTTTTACAAGGAGCAAGTATGTGATGACAGCACAGAACTTAACGAATATCACTGATCACCCTAAAATAGCTGTGTCATCCACAGAATATGATCGCATTAGGGAAAATCTCAAGTATTATGCAGGACATTATCCACAGATTGATTACATTGACAGCAATGGCACACCTCAAAAACGAGCTTTCAACCATCTGCCTATTGGACGTACAGCAGCCAAGAAGATTGCAAGCCTAGTATTTAATGAACAGGCTGAAATCAAGTTAGACGACAAAGACGCTAATAAATTCATTCAGAAACAGCTACAAGATGATAGATTTGTCAAGAATTTTGAGCGTTACCTGGAGAGTGGTTTGGCGCTTGGTGGATTGGCTATGAGGCCATACGTTGATAGAGACAAGGTAAGAGTCTCTTTCATTCAAGCGCCTGTCTTTTTGCCTCTTCAAAGCAACACCCAGGACGTCTCTAGCGCTGCTATTATCACTAAGACAATCAAGTCAGAGGGCAACAAGCAGAAGTTTTACACACTGATTGAGCTGCACGAATGGGGCAAGGATGACAAGTACACGGTCACTAACGAGCTCTACAAGTCCGATAATAAGAACATTGTAGGCGCTAGGGTACCTCTGTCAGACCTCTATGAGGATCTTGAGGAAGTGGTAGACCTGAACGACTTGAGTCGTCCTCTCTTTACTTACTTGAAGACCCCAGGGATGAATAACAAAGATATTAACTCAG